AATGCTTTGGGACGGGAACCGCGACGGCCACGGGGGTTCCTGTGACCGTTGACAGTCACAGCCCTGCGCCTGACGACCTCGGCCCCGAGGGTCGGCGCGCGTTTGTGCTCGCGTCCAGGCACGTCGAAGGACTGCCAGATCCGGGCCGATTCCACGACGCGGTCCTGCGTTTCGCTCGAGCAATCGACCTTGTTGAGGAGGTTCGCGCCGAGTGGATCAGCTACGGCCGGCCGAAACTCTTTACGCATACGAACGGTGCCGTTGTGCCGCATCCGCTCGTGAAACTTCTGGCGGAGTCGGAGAAGGATGCGGCTCGCGCTGGCCGAGCGTTGAAGTTGGAGCCCGAGGCGTTGAAGCGTCCGCCTGGTCGGCCGACGGGCTCGGCGACGGCGACGGATCGCAAGGCGCCGCCGGTTGTGAAGTTGTCGACGAAGAAGCTCGAGACGTGACGGACCGCTGGGAGGAGTACGCGACCGGGTCGCGTGTCGAGCATTTCGCGTGGTGGTGCGAGGAGTTCTTGACGCAGTCGATCGATCAGTTCGCAGGCGAACCGCTGCGCCTCGAGCCGTGGCAGTTGGAGATCATGGGCGAGGCGCTGGCGACGGCGGACGGTACCGGAGTGGCGCCGCATTGGCGGTCGGCGATCATCATCGTCCCGCGCAAGAATGGCAAGACGACGATGCTGGCCGCGTACGCGCTCTATCGCCTCTTCAATGATGAGACGCAGCCGGAGATCCTCCTTGCCGCCGCGTCCGACAAGCAGGCCGGCCGCCTGTTCGATACGTGCGTGCAGTTCATCCGCCGCTCGCCGCTGCTCTCGGACGGTGTTGCGCTTCGCGAGTACGTCGGCGAGATCAGCCGCTCGGATGGCGGCGGGAAGATTCTCCGCATGGCTTCGAGCGCCGACAACCTCCATGGATACAGCCCCTCACTTGTTGTGGCTGATGAGCTTCATGCTTGGACGAAGCCGAGCCAGCGGAAGGCGTGGGCGGCGTTGACGACGGCCGGCGGTGCCCGCGTCAATACGCAGGTCTTCACGATCACGACAGCTGGCGATGCGAACGAGCGCGAATCGTCGATCCTCGGCCGACTGCTGGACCGCAACGAGGCCGTCGGCGAACTCGAGAAGCACGACGGCCTGACGATCAGCCGCAACCATGACGCGCGAACGCTGATCTATAACTATGCCGCGCCGACGAAGGATCCGACGGACACGGCCGCGATGAAACTCGCGAACCCGGCGTCGTGGATCACGGAGGAATATCTGGCCCGGCAGGCAAGTAACCCCGAACTCACGGCCGAGGAGGTCTTGCAGTTCCACGGCTGCGTCTGGGTCGCAGGGTCGCAAGCGTGGATCCCGGCTGAGTGGTGGAATGCCGCGATCGATCGCGATGCCGAGATTCCGATCGGCGGCCGTGTGACGCTCGGCGTCGACGTCGGCATCGTTCACGACTCGACGGCCGTCGTGATGGCGCACGAGCTTGAGGATGGGCGCGTGATGATTCGCGCGCAGATCTGGACGCCGCGCCCTGGACAGAATGTTGACCTAACGGAGATCGAAGATTACGTCCGCCGCGTGAATGATGACTATCACCTCGCCGGCGTGTTCTACGATCCGCGCTTCTTCGAGCGGTCCGCGCAGGTCCTCGACGCGGAAGGTATCCCGGTCGTGACGATGCCGCAGAACTCGGCGACGATGGCGGACGCCTATCAGGCGTTCTATTCAATGCTCGGCGAGGGCAAGATCGTCCACGCTGGCGACGATCCTGACGGACTGACAGCTCACTGCCTATCGGCCGCCGCCGTGATGACGGACCGCGGTTGGAAGGTGTCGAAGATCCGTCAGCGGCAGCGAATCGACGCCCTAGTTGCCGGGGTTATGGCTGTGTATGGTGGAGTCGTGCAGTCTGAGACGATGATCGCGCCAGGGTTCTTTAGCGTATGAATAGGGCGGCTATCATATTGGCAATGGAAGTCATTGGCGCGGCGGCTGTCAGCGTTGGCGCGGGACTCATCTTCCCGCCCGCTGGCATCATCGCGGCAGGGATTTTCCTCCTAGTGTTCGCCATTGCCGTCGAGAGGTCGCGTGCTCAGTAGAATCTTCAATCCGAGCGTCGACTCCGGCGAGGAGCGCGCGCTGAGTTTCCAGACGATCTTCGGCTCCGGCGGCGACCTGATGGTCACGACCGCGTCGGGCGTGACGATGAATCAGGACGAGGCGCTGAAGCTCGGCACCGTCTACGCCTGCGTCCGCCTGATCGCCGATAGCATCTCGACGCTGCCGGTCGATACGTACATTCGTCGCGACGGTACGCGTACGCCGTTCCGTCCGCGGCCCGAGTGGCTCGACACTCCTGAGATCGGCGTCTCGAGGACGGAGCATTTCCAGCAGGTGCTCGTGAGCCTGCTCCTGAATGGCAACTCGTTTACGCGGATCCTGCGCGACGATCAGGGCATCGCCGGCCTGATCGTGCTGAATCCTCGCAACGTCGAGGTTCGCCTGAACCGCGTGACGCGCCGGCCCGAGTTCGTCTATGACAATCGCGACGTCATCGCGTCCGAGGACATGATTCACATCACGGAGCTGCGCCTGCCCGGCGAGCTGCGCGGCCGGTCCCGGATCGATATGGTCAAGGAGACGCTCGGCCTGTCGAAGGCGCTCGATACGTTCGCGCAACTGTTCTTCGGTCAGGGTTCGCAGGTCGGCGGGATCATCGAATACCCTGGCGCGCTGACGCGCGAGCAGGCGAAGGACCTCGCCGACTCGTTCGAGTTGCAGCACAAGAGTGTGCGCCGGTCGCACCGGCCTGGTGTCCTGTTCGGCGGGGCGAAGTTCACGAAGACGAGCGTCGAGCCGAACGAGGCGCAGATGCTCGAGTCGCGCCAGTTCGCCGTCGAGGAGATCGCGCGCACGTTCCGCTGCCCGCCGAGCATGATCGGCGTGACGACGCCGGGCGCGATGTCGTACGCCTCGGTCGAGCAGAACGGCATCCAGTTCGTCCAGCACACGCTCCGCCCGTACATCGTGAAGATCGAAGACGCCTACTCGACGCTTCTTCCGGGTGTCGCGTTCATGAAGTTCAACGTCGACGCCCTTCAGCGTGGCGATCAGGCGAGCCGGTACGCGGCGCACGCCTCGGCACTCGTGAACGGCTGGTCGTCGATCAACGATATCCGCCGCATCGAGGACATGCCGCCCGTCGATGGCGGCGACGTCTACCGCGTCCCTCTCGCGAATGTCGACCTGGACGCGGCGAACCTTACGGAGCTCGAGAAGAAGTCGGGCATCGTGCAGCGCCTCGTCTTCTCCGGCTTTGATCCCGCTTCGATCCTCGCCGCGCTCGATCTGCCGGCGATTCCGCATACTGGTCTGCCGACGACGCAGCTCCAGCCGATCAGTCAGATCGATCCCGAGAATCCGAAGGCGGCCTACCCGGTCGACGGTGACGCATAGTGGCTATCAGCCAGACGGTCTACACGCTCGGCACGGCGCTCGCGCAGATCCTCGCGCCGAGCACGGACGCGCAGCGCGTCACGATCCAGAACCTCGAGCCGGACCCGGTCGATGGCGGTTACTCTCGCGCCGGCCTCGCGTTTGAGATGTCGCGGGTCTTCACGATCGCATCCGGCGGCACGGCGAGTTTCTCAATGGTCACGCCGCCTGGCGGTGTTCAGTTCATCTCCTACCAGATCGTCTCGACGGGCGCCGAGGTGACGGCGACTCTGATCGAGGGCGGAACGGTCACGTCGGCTGGGACTCCGATCGCGTCTTACAACTTGAATCGCCAATCGCCGACGACGGCTCAGGCCGTGCTCGACTCGGCGACGAGCGTGACGGGGGGCACTGTCGTCGCGACGGAACTCGTCACGTCCGCGCACAAGGTGTCTGGTTCTGCGGATTCGGAGAAGATCTACACGCTGAAGGGGTCCAGCACGTACGCGATGCGATTCGTGAATGGTGGCAATCAGGAGACGAAGGTCTTCTTCGATCTCGTCTGGTCCGAGGACTTCAACGGTCAGCACGAAGTGTGGTTCGGCGCGAACGGGTCGGCGTACCGGCTTCGTGCGGGTCAGACGATTCAGCTCACGATGGACGCTGGCGAGTCGATTGCGGCTCTCGCCGGCGGGACCGCTGTCCAGGTCGCAGTCATCCGACAGGATTAGCCGATGCCCTACTTCATTACGGACACGAGCCCGGACTGCGACGGGTGGGCGACGATCAAGGACGACGGCGAGGTGATCGGTTGTCACGAGACGAAGCAGGCGGCGATCGATCAGATGGTCGCGGTCAGCATCGCCGAGGGCATGGAGCCCGGCGGCGAGCGCAACCTCGACGGCCCGCCCGCGATCATCGTCGACATCGATGGGACGCTTCTGACTTTTGAGGGTGATCCGATCGCGAACGTCGTGGAGTTCGTCGACGAGTATGAGGGCGAGGTCATTATCGTCACGGCTCGCGTCGAGGATGATCGCGCGACGACTGTCGCCGAACTCGAGGCGGCGGACGTTGATTGGGACCAGCTCTTTATGAAGCCGAACGCGGATGCGGATTCGCTCGCCTTCAAGTCGGAGACGGTGAAGGATCTTCTCGACGTTTACAACATCGAACTCGCGATCGAGAATGATGAGGACATTCGCGCCGAGTATGCGCGGATCGGCATCACGACGCTGACGCCTGACGCTGTCGATCCGGCTGAGCTGCCGGAGATGGTCGAGCGGCAGGTCGATCTGGCGCTGCCGCAGTACATTCGCGACGCTGCCGCGCGCGGCCTCGAGCTGCGCGCCGAAGGCTATGGCGGCGATGGCCTTGTAGAGCGCACGATCCGTGAGGCTCGTCTGATGGCTGCCGGCGAGGTGTCCGAGGACAAGGTCGTCCGCGTGGCCGCCTGGGCGGCTCGGCATCTCGTTGACCTTGACGCGCCGCAGAACTCTGACGCGGACGCGGACGGCTGGCCGGGCAACGGCGCCGTCGCGTTCTACCTCTGGGGCATCGATCCGCTGAATCCGGAGCCGGCGATCGAATGGTTCAATCGGAAGCGCGACGA